GTCGCAGCAGCAGGCAAGCTGGCCCGCCACGGCGCCGGCGCTCATTGCACATTCCTCACGCCGTACCCGCGAATCACCGTGTCGGAGACGGTCGAGAACGCCCGGATCGTCCGGCCGTAGGGCGTGATGATGTTCGTGCTGGTCGTCTTGGTGTTCGCCGAGAACCGCGTGGCGTTCAACAGGTAGTACGGGTACGCGATGATCTGGCCGGACGGGACCGCAGCCACCGTCACCTGCGCCGCCGTCGCCGTCACCACCTCCAGCGTCCACATGATCGAGGTGCCTTCGGCGGTGGTCACATCCCACACATACGCCTCGGAGGTGCCCAACTGGACTTCAAAGAAGAGGGACACATTAGCCATTGACCAGTCCTCCGGTGAACCACGCTAGCGGGTCGATGGTCACGGTGGCGGCGTCGGAGAGCGAGCCGCCACAGGACACTTCGTACGGCCCCTCCGTCGCCAGCATGAACACCGTGCCGCCCCCGATGGTCTGCATGGACAGGAGCGGCAACGGAATCCCATTCTGGATCGGCTGCGAGATGATGCGGGACTGACCCTCCGCCGGGTTGTAGACCACCTTCGTGCCGGACCCGTGGAACCCGCCGCCGTCGTCGCCGCGATTGGTGACTTCCAGGAGGTTCGGCACCCACATCTGCGAATACTGGCGGTCCGCCTCCATCGAGTTGGAGGGCTCCGGCTGGAACACGCCCCCCACGCGGAGCCGCCCGTAGAACTCGGTGGACGGGTGCGAAATCTGGACCCGGTAGAGCCATGCGACCGGCAGGCCGGACTCACTGTCGAACCGGATCGGCGTGGACTCCAGCACATTCGACATGTACGACTGGAGATGGCCGTGGACCAGATCGCCCCGGACCCGCGCGGGCGCCGTGTCGGGCGTGTCCACCGTCAGGGAGCCGGTCCCCACCACCGTCCGGGACGGGTCGGGCTCCCACCGGCCGTAGCGGTCCTTGCGGACCGAGACGAAGCCGAACGCCGGGTTCCAGAAGTCGCCCCACACGCGGGTAGTCGGGATCGCGTCACGCGCGAAGGACCATTCCGCGTACTGGAGGCCCGGCCACCAGTCGGACTGATCGAACACGCAGATGCCGTCGAAAAGGGCCTCCCCGCACGGGCAGGTGAACCGGGCGTAGAAGTCCGTCGCCGCCCGGCGGGCGTTCGATTGCACCGTCCCCTGCTTGAACCACTGGTCGAGGTAGGAGCTGATCGGCCCCACATGCTCCGTCGAGTTGATGGGGGTGTCCGTGGTCCCCTCGCCCGGGTCGAGGATGGCGTAGTCGGAGAGGTCCATCCGCATCATGGTGATGCCGGGCGTGGCGGACGATGGCAGCGGCGGTGCCTCCTCCCCGTTCGGTCCGATCACGCCGTACTGCCACCGCTTGCCCACCACCCGGGCGGAGGTCGCCCGGATCGAGAACCCGCCGGAGAGGGCGGCGGGCTGGATGATGTAGTCGAAGATGCTGGTAGGGGTCGTGGTCAGCTCCCGAACCATGACCTCCGCCCGCTGGAAGGTGGGGATCACCCCGTCCGGCATCTGGTCCAGCAGGTCTGCGGCGGAGCCCCACACGATGGCGGAGTCCAGCGTGGTCGGGGGGAGCTGCACCTTGTACGCGGACGCCATCGAGGCCCGCGTGGGGAGGTAGCCGCTCCCGCCAGCCGCGTTCGCCGCGAGGGCCGCGAAGCTGCCCGACACGATGCCGTCCGACCATCGGAACGAGTTGTCCGCCGCGTTCACCCCGAGGAAGGCGAACGCCTTGTCCCGCCAGTACCCGGCGCCGCCCGCCGTGGACGCGGACAAGGGCATCGTCCCGATGGCGACCGCAGCGGAGGTCCACTGCGGCATGTGGACCGCCACCCAGCCCTTGGAGGCGACGAGGGCATCCAGTGCCTGTAGGTCCTCTCCCGGTCCCGCCGGGAAGTCCACCGGGGCATTCAGGAGCCGCACATCCTCGCCCACCTGAATCAGCGGCTGGAGGTTCGTCACCTGCATCGCGGCAGACGGGACGCCGTTGGAGAAAGCCGCGTAGGTGCCCGTGGAGCGGCCGGACAGCCCGATGGCCGAAGCCGCCGCCGCCACGGAGAGAATGGACCCCTGCCCCTGGTAGCGGACCACTACGGACTTCTCGCCGGTCCCCACCGTGTCCGGCCGGGTCTGCTCAGTGAAGTTCTGCACGCCCGCGAAGTGGAACGGGAGGTCCAGCGTCTGATTCACAACCGCAGGCTGCTCCCGGATGGGCTGGCCCGCGTCCGCGCCGATGAACCCGGCGCCGATCCCGTACAACCCGCGTGCGTCCGTGAGGTGGACCACCCGCAGACCGGCGGCGGCCTGCGAGCTGGCTCCCGGCGGATTGGGACCCGCCGTCGCGTACCGGGGCGTGTCCACCCGGTAGGGCCAGAGCTGGACCCCGAAGCCGCTCCCGAACGAGAGGTAGACCGGGGCCAGCCCCACCATGATCGAGGCCGCGTCGGCGTCGTTCAGGTCCATCAGCAGGCAGCATTCCGCCCGCTGGGACGCACCCACGAACGGCCAACGCAGAGTGTTGATCCGGTCCGTGGAGTACCCGGCGCCCTCCACGATGGTCCGCAGCTCGTCCGTCAACTGGAGGACGGGGATGGTGAGTCCGACCGTGGTGTAGACCAGCACATCCGCCGTGCCGGGGAGCTGGAGTATCCGCCTCATGGGGTGTTCGCCCCCGAGGCCGGAAGCGTCGGCGGGTCAACCGTGGGATTCTCCAGCTGCGGGTTGAACGGCGTGGGCAGGCTGCCGGGCCAGAACCAGCGGGCGTTCCCGCCGCCGGGCATCGGCGCCGAGGTCGCCGCCGTGTTGGAGGTATCCGTCAGCACCCGCGAGGAGCGGCGGTAGTCCCCGATGAACCATAGGTTCCCGTTCGCGTCGATCCGGGGCGGCGAGACGGTGGACGACAGTTCCTTCACCACATGCGGCCACGGGAGGGCGTTGAACTGCGTCACCGGCTGCTGGTTGAGCCGCACGACGGTCAGGGCTTCGTCCACGATGGCGACGGGGTGCCCGAACTGGTACGCCCGGTCCGGCCCGGTCGCGGTCGCTGACGGGGCCAGCACGATGCCCGTCTCCACTCGGATCGTCATGGACCCGTTCATCCGGGTGTAGCCGGGGTCCGCCTCAGCCACGGCGCCCGCGCTCCCACCCGGCGGGATCGGGTTGGCCGCCGTCTCGCCCAGCAGATTCGCCACCGCCGTCGTGACGATGGACGCCTGAACCGGGACTACCTGCGTGGTCCCCAGAATGGACATGCCCTGCGTGTTCGGTGAGACATGCGTACCCGCACCCACGGCGTCGTACACGAAGTCCGTGAGCCGGACCACGCCGAGCGTCCCGTAGGCGTCCGGGCCGTACCCGGCGCCGCCGCCACCGACCGGCACCTGCGACATGATCGGGTCGAAGATGTTTCCGAGCGACCCTCCGAAGCCGAACCCGAAGGTCGTCCCCCGCGCCGTCACCTCGAACGCAAGCCCACAACGCTCCGTCAGGTCCATCTCGCGGATCGTCAGGGACTGGATGATGTCGGAGCCGTCCGCACCCTCACCAGTCCCGCTGCTCCAGATGATCCGGGACTTGCTCATGTTGACGGCCAAGGCCAGAAGCTGGCTCTTGTTACCGTCCGGCTTGGCCCACAGTTCCGCCGAGAAGTGCTTGAGCCCCGTGGGCGTGTCCAAGTCGCACTCAACCGAGAAGTTCACGGACGAATCGAGCAGGTAGCCGGGGTATTGCACCGCCGTCTGCTTGTCCACCACGGAGAAGATGAGCCGTTGCATCGACTCGTCCACATAGTATTCCTGCGACACGCGGCGATGGAACGCGAGCAGCGTCCCCGCCACGAACCGCCGGTACAGGTCGGGGTTGTTCCCGATGGTCGTGGTGGTGATCCCCACCGATTGCGGGGACTGACCGCCTCCGAAGGGCATCGCCCCGCCGGGAATCCATGCCGTGGTGCCCGCGCTCGACTCGTTGTCACGGGCCGGGAACGGCGCCGAACGGCGGACCGTCAGCACGCCGGAGCGGTGCATCGTCGCCATCCCGTACTGGTCGTAGCTGAACCTGATGATGCAGGTGAACCCCGTGATCGGGTTGAGGTTGTCCACATTCGCCCACAGGCGGTAGGTCGCCCTCCAAGTCACCTTCACCACGCGGCCGCCAAGAATCTCCGAGATGTCCGCCTCCATGACCGGACCGTAGGAGCAGTCCACGGTGTACCCGGCGGCGCCGGTCGCGTAGTCGGCGGAGACATGATCCACCACGGTCACGCCGTCGAAGGCGATGATGAGACGCCCGCCGGGGGTGGTGAGGATCTTGCGGATATCGTCGATCCGGCGGCGAACGCCCGTGGTCGTGTTCGCGTCCGCCGTCATGGTGACGATGCCGGTGCCCTCGATCACGGATACCGTCATGTGCCGCGCGGCGTCCGGCGGGCCGGGCTCCTGCCTGCTGTCGATCCGGGTGACTTCGACATTCGTCATGTCGGTCCACCCCATGTAGGAGAAGGTCACTCCCATCACGGCACCGCCCTTCGGGGCGCGGCCCGAGGCGGCACCATCGGCCCGGCGGTCCCGAACGCCCGATTCCCGGTCGCGGAGTCGAGCGCCATCATCCACAGGTGGTTCGGGTCGTTGCGGAGGTTCTTCATCGTCTGCTTCATGGTGCGGATATCCGCCCCGATCTGCTGGAGGTCCGCCCCCACCGTGGCAAGGCTGGGGAACACCACAAGGGCCGCCCCGATGGCCGAAGCGATGGCCCCGATTTCCTGCGTCAGCGCGTCGATGCCGGACACCACGCCGGTCAGGAGGATCGCGCCCAGCCGTTCCGCCCCGGCCTCCAGAGGCGTCAGGGAGTCACGCATGGAGGTCAGGGCGGTCTGGAGCCCCGCGAGGGAGGCATCGTTGCGGGCGGCGATGTACCGATCCCGCGAGAACGCGGACACCCGCTCCTGCGTGGAGGCGACGAGCGTGGCGCCTCCGAACCGAGCGGCCCGCATGATCGAGCCTTCCAGCGTGGTGACGGCCTTGTTGAAGGCGTACAGGGCGCCCACCCCGGCGGCCAGAGCCCCGCCGAAGAGGACCAGCGGACCCGCCACCGCAAGCCCCACCGGGCCAGCGAGTGACGCGGCGCCGATGGCGGCGCCCAGCGGCGAGCTGGTGGACTGGCCGATCACCGAGGCCGCATTGCCGATGGCGTTGTTCACCCGCCCCACGGACGCGGGCAGGCGAATCCGAGCCGCCGGGCTGCCCGGCATCGTCCCGGCAGGCGCGGCACCGCCAGGCTGGATCGGCGACGGCGCCGCCGTGCCGGTCTGGCCCGCCTCCACGATCCGAATGGTCATGGAGCCAAGGTTTTGCCCGCCGCCCGCGTCAGCCATCACCAAGTCTCCTGCACCCAACACCAGAAGTCGGATTCGGACCGCCACATGCCGGACGCCTCGTCACGGATCGGGGGCGTCGGGCCGTTGCTCTTCGCCACCGGACCCAGCATCGAGGCCGTCGCCTCGTTGTTCAACGCCTGCGCCGCCGTCTCGCACAACGCCTGCGGCGAGTCCGTGCCGGACGCGGCCACATACGCCTGATCGGACGGGTCGAGGTTGTTCTGCGTCCACGCGGCCACGCTGAACCGGAACCGCATCACCCCCAGCCCGTTCTGGTCGCCGGTCTGCTCAGTCCCGTTCGCGTAGATGCTCAGTCCCGGCGTCCCTTCGGCGGGCTCCCGGTTGGACTCCCGCACCGTCACCCACAGGGCGTCGTAGGTAGGCAGCATCGCCGACCGGAGCAGGTCCGCCACTTCCCGAAGGACGGTTGAAGTGACGGCCATTCACACCACCACGCTGTTCGGGATGGTCGGGGAGTTGGAGGACGGCAGTTCGATCCCGAGGGCGCCTGTGTTGAACACCCGGTCGAACCAAGTCTGCACCTTGCCGCCGTAGTTGTTGTAGCTGATGAGCGTCAGCGTGTCGCCCTTGCGGAACGAAGTCGAGCCGGAGTAGATCAGGAACCGCGAGCCAACCCCCGTGGTCCCGCCGCCGAAGGACGACACTTCCGAGAGACACGCGCACGAGATGTAGACCTTCCGGCCCGCCGGGATCGCCGTGGTCTTGCGGGACAGCTTCACATACGGCGCCGTGGGCACCAAATCGGTCGTCGAGAAGCTGGTCTGGACATACTGGTAGGTCGTGGACAGAGACGCATCCGGCAGCGTGGCCGTGGCGATGGCGCCGGAGTCCCCGATCACCTCAAGGTCGATGCTGCCGCCCGTGGGGGCCGAGCCCGCGTACCGGAGCCACAACGCGAGGATGTAGTTGCGGTTCGGCTGGAGCAGAGCCCCGACCGCACCGTCAAGGTTCTGGCGAATGTCCTGCAAGGTCACGCCGTCGCCGGTCCAGCTCATCGCCACCGAGCCACGCAGCGCCGTCGCCGTGCTGGTGATGACGCTGGAGCCCGTCTGGATTGTCCAGTCGTCCGGGGCGCTCCCCGTGAACGAAGAGAACGAGCCGTTGGACAGAGCCGACACATTCGGACCCACGCCCGGACCACCGAAGTAGTTGAGCGGCGTCGTGGTCAGGGACTGGCCGGACCCGTTGTTCCAGAGCGTGTCGTAGCCGTTCGTGTTCGCTACCGGGCTGACGATCTGGAACACCTCGTTCCCGGCGGTCGCACCCGTGTACGCATCCGCCACGCACCGGGCGGTGACGGTCTGCGGGATCAGGAGCTGCGGCAGGTTCGCCGTCACCGGCGCCACGAACGATCCGTTGCCGACCGCCGAGCCCGAGTACCCCGCCGAGGTGGACACGGTGTTCTTGGCGACCGATTCGGACTGGTCCACCATCGCCTGATACATCGCACGCAGCGCCGTGGGCACATCGAGCGACGGCAGCGGGATCGACTCGTTGACATAGGCAATGAGCGTGGTCGCCGCCGCCCGCTGGCACGCGAGGATGGCCGGGTCGGGCTTCGCCGAGGTGAGCCGGGGCGTGATCGCCGACAGCGGCGAAATCATGTATTGATTCGCCGCCTCGTAGGCCGCCCGCGCGGTGGCGATGCGGTCGTTCACATCCGTACGGTTGTCCGTCAGGAACTGCGCCAGCCCGAAAATCTGCCCGAGCTTGTCCATGAGGCCGGTCGAGCCGTTGTAAAAGACGAGCGACATGGCTATCCCTTCATGGCCTCATGGGCGATTGCGGACACGACGGACGATGGAAGGCCGCCATCCTCGGCGAGCGCAAGCAGCTCCCGAGCGTCGAATGCGGCCTTGATTGCCCTGACCATCGCCATTGACTGACGAGCCCTCGTGCGGTTGATGTTCGCCAGCAGCCCTGCCCGCGTCTCCGGGTCCGGGCATTCCCACGGCCCGAAGCCGTACACGGCGCAGAAGTCGGCTACTGGCCTGAGCCTTTTCCCTGCGCCTCCATCCACTGTTTGATGCGGACCGCCGCCGCCATGCGGGCCGAACGGGTCCACTCCGCCGTCTCCGGCGCCACCGTCGCAAGCGCCTTCTCCAGCGCCGCGAGGTTCGCCGCCTCCGCCTCCGTGCCCGTCCCGTCACGCAGGCCGCACGACAACGCCTCCGCGTAGAACGCCAGCGGGTCCATGCGGACCACCACCCCGTTCCCGGCGGTCACTTCGATCATCGTCGGCTCGATCAGCGTCATACGGTGCCCTCAAGGATGTATTGGGTGGTCGAGGTCGCGTCCGACGGACGGACCAGATCGAACGCCAGACCCAGCTTCGTCGGGTTGTTGCCGAACGGACCGAGACTGGTGGGCCGAAGCCGCATGTATTTGAAGGTGCGGTAGATCCGGCCCGAGATGACCGAGGCCACCTTGATGTCGAAGATGCCGTTGCCGGGAGACGCGATGGTCCCCACCTGCAAGGCGCCGATGGTGGGAAAGCGGTTCTCGGTGCTGGTCGTGAGGCTCTTCGCGTAGTTGTTGAGGCTCTTCCACTGCGTGAGGTCCCACTGCGTCAGGACCATCGAGAGGTGCCCCACGATGCCCGCCACGATGCTCTCCGTGGGCGTCCGGCCAGCGGTGTTGATCTCCACATCGTTCGTCATGACCGACTCGTCCCACTGCGGCATCGAGTCGTTGTCGGACTGGCCCAGCTCCGTAAAGCTGGGACTGGCCGCAGAGAGGCCCCAGTAGACGATGCAGGGACCCGGAACCTGGATTGCACTAGCCATTGGTCTGAGCCCTCATTGCGAGCGAGATTGTACGGGCGAACCTCTTGGCGTACTTCGGCCCGAGGACCGCGAACGGACGGGCGGGCACGCGCACGCCGCGCCAGAACATCCAGTAGTCCTCGCCCTTCTTCAAGCCCTCCGACTTCGGGTCGCGCCCCTTCGCGTGTTCCCGCTTCGCCTTGAGGGTGAGCGGGACGAAGTTCGGCCCCTTCGTCGAGAACCCGCGATGTTGCAGCACCATGTACGCCGGTGCCGTCACGGACACGATCACCTCGTCCTTGCCCTTCGTGTCGGTCGCGTGGATGCCCGCGTACCCGGCCCGCGTGTCCAGCAGCGGTTTCCCGCCCCGGCGGTAGCTGTAGGTGTACGCCTTCGGCTTCGGCGGCTTCCGGGTGGCGCCCTTCGCGTTCCGGGCCGCCCGGGCGCGGCGGGACGCGGCCGCCTTGCGGGCCTTCTTGGACAACAGCCGCTTCACCAGCCGGGCCAGCTTCCGGCCCTTCCCGCGTACCCGCTTCAACTGCTTGATCGCCTTCCGGTAGGCCCGCTCCACGCCGGACCGCCGCTCAGGCTTCGGGAAGGTGGGCATCGCCCCCAGTTCGCGGGTGCCCCGCTCCGTCAGCCGGAACGCCACCCGGTCCGCCCACAGGGGAACCATCGGCTCACCGGCGGCCTGCGAATCGTCGATCTGCGCCTTCACCTGAGACGCGAACAGCTCCGCGAAGTCCACCCGGGACAGCACGGACCGCACGATGTTCAGGTTCCGCTCGTTCACTGGATCACCCCGGTCTGGACCGGCGGGAAGAATGGCGAGTTCGCCACGAGCCCCAGCGCCACCCGGGTAGACGGCCCGATGACCTGAATGGACGGCACGCCCGCCACCCGGGCCACCTCGACCGCGAACACCCGCTGGCCCGCGTGAAGGGCCTCCAGCATCTTGTCCGCCCGGTCCATCCACTCCGCCGCCGTCTCCGGCATCCGCTTGGAGTGCCGCTGGTAGAGGTTCCGCAGCGTCAGGGCGGCGCAGAGATACCGAATCCCCTTGTCTCCGGCGGTGTAGAGGTCCGACAACTGGTCGGTCGTATACATCTGCCCGACCGTGGCGGCCATGTCGATTTCGGCGGACGCGGCCCCGATGGCCGTTCCGAGGATCGTGTTCCCCGTCAGGCTCCCGTTCGTGCCGCTGTCGGACCCCAACTGCTGGAGCAGCCGGGTATCGACATACGACTGCAACTCGGTCTGCGTCAGGTAGTCGGTCGCCATGTCTGCTCCAAGAGAAGGGGCCGAGCCGGTGCGTTCCGGCCCGGCCCCTGAGTGAGCGTCCCGAGCGTTGGCGCGTCAGGCGGTGATGTCGGTCACATAGATGCCGGTCACGGGCGCCGCCACCGCGTAGGCGTAGTTGTCCACCACGCTGACCTCGGTGTAGCGGTTCTTGGCGTCGCTGAACTGCTCGACCGTCATGTCCTCGTAGACGAAGTTGACGAGGGTCGAGAAGGACGACTGCGCCGCGTTCTGGACCAGCCCACCCGGGCGGGACACGAACACGGCCACCTTGTTGGGGATGCAGTAGGACTCCGCCAGCGTCGCACCCTGATTGCTGGTGATCTTGACGGCATCCTCCACCACCACCTCGCGGATTCCGAAGAAGCCCGGCGGGAGGTTCCAGTGGGCACCGAACAGGCCGTTGCCCTCCAGGAACTCGGTCGAGCGGACCATGTTCTTGACGTAGGACTTGACCTCGGTGAGCTGGGAGATGTACGCGGCGGTGTACGGGTTGACCACGCACACCAGATCGCGGAAGGGGTTGATGACGCCGGACGAGGACTGCTGGATCAGCAGCGACGCCGCCTGGAATCCGGCCTGCGCGTTGCCATCCGTGCCGATGGCGCCGCCGCCGGAGGTGTACGCCCCGTTCATCAGGGCGGTCCACGAAGCGTAGATGTTCGTGAAGCCCTGATCGGCCCAGTTGCCGGAGGTGCCGAGCGCCGTGGCCGCCGCAACGCTGCGGGCGGTCATGGCCTTGGTCGCCTGCAACCGAGCTTCGTAGCCGATGGCGTCGAAGCTGGCCTGCGCCCCCGTCTCGGTCGGGATGCGGCCCGTGAAGCCGTACCGCTGGGTCAGGTAGCTCTTGAAGTCCACCTGACCGTAGTTGCCGGTCGGACGGTCGGTGCCGAGCGCCCAGTTGTACTGAGCCAGCGACTGAACCCGGATCTGCTCCGTGGAGTTCAGCCGGACATACCGGCCGTCCATCTTGGAGACGGGCATGACCGTCGAGTAGCGGTTGACCGCGAAGCTCGACGGGGAGCGCGAGAGTTCCACCTGAAGCATCCCCGACACGCCGTCCGCGCCGGGGATGTAGACGTTCTGTCCGCCGCCAATCGTTGAGTAAGCCATGAGTGTTTCCTTGGCTGAGAGTGCGAGTTGCTACCGATCAGGCGGGGTAGGTGGCGCCGGCGCCGGTGCGCATGATCCAGATGATGGCGCCGGAGGTGCCGTCCTGGAGGGCCACATACTGCTGACCCGCGAACCGATTGGCCGCGGTGGTGGAAGCCGTCACGGCGTAGCCGTTGGAGTCCGGCTGGACGAGGGCACCGGCGGAGATGGACCCCGCGCACTGGACCTGCACGATGTCGCCCGGCTGGAGCGAGAGCTGGTTGCCGGACAGGGCGTTGTAGGTGCTGTCGTACTGGTAGACGGAGCCATCGGTGACGCCGATGGGCAGGTCCGTGGCGACCGTACACTTCGCCGCCGTGAAGTTGCCGGTGATCTTGACGAAGGTGTACGGCGTGGTATCCGCCGAAGCGTTCAGTGAGGGGACATTCGGGGTGCTACCCATTGGTGTGGTCCTTTCGGGTCAGGCGATGGCGCCGTTGGTGAGTTCGTTGAGCTTGGTGAGGTACACCTTGCGGCGCTCCTCGGGGCCAGCGCTCGCGGACACGGTTTCCGCCGTGAACTTGACGGCCTCGGCCACGGCGGCCTTCATGTCGGTGCGGTTGATCGACTGGTTGCCGGGACCCTCGACGAATCCCCGCTCCAGACGGACCCCGATGGGGTCGCGCGGCAGGAGGGACAGCACGAAGTCCAGACGGGCCTGCGGGTCCTTCGCCGCCACCACATCGGACAGCACTTCGGACTTGCGGTCCTTGAGGGCCGCGTAGCCCTGCTGGATGGCGGCGTCGATCTTGGCGCTGAACTTCTCCAGCAGCAGTTCGCCCCGCATGGCCTCAAGCTGGGCCGCGAGGGCGTTGTTCTGGCTCTGGAGGGCGGTGAAGTCCGTCCGCTCGCCCGCGTCCGTGTGCATGGAGGCGGCGTCATTGTCATCGCCCTTCCCCTCGTCCTTCGGGGCGGCGTCGGTGAACTTGGCGGCCATCTTGCTGCACCACTCCTCCAGTGCCGCAACCCGCTCCTCGATCGTCTTGGCCTTGGTCTCGTCAGCCATTTTCGCTTCCTTTCCGGTGTCACCGGGGATGTAGGTGTTGTTGCCGCCGCCGATGGCGCCGTAACTATGCTGGCTCGCCTCCCCGGCTTCAATGACCAGCGGGGCTACCGGCGGATGGAATGATTCACTATGCGAACCGGCGGTGAACCGCGTGTCCGCCAGCGGCCTACCGGGCGCATCGCGGCCTTGCAGAGTGACCTGCGCGAGCCACCCCTGCGGCATCAGGATTTCCGCGCTGCGGCGCGGGAAGGCGTTCGTGCGGATGTAGGTGTCGAACGCGAAGATGGGCATCTCCACATCGCCCATGATGTAGGTCACGCCGTCGCGCTCCTCGCACCAGAGCGACACGACGGTTCCGATGCACTCGGTCGGCACCGGGCGCCCGTCGTCGTGGAACAGGACCACCTGCGGCCGCTGGCCCTTCTTCATCCGGGCCGTGGTCTGCTCGTAGACCTCGCGGGTTCGCTCGTTCGTGAACTGAGCGACCTTCTTGTTGGACTCGGAGTCGAAGCGGGCATCGAACGCGCAGAACAGCTCCAGCGACCGGATGACGGCCTTGTCGCCGCGCGCCTCGATGGGGTTGGACCCCTGCGGCGGAATCCAGAGCGAGGACCCGGAGGGAGCGAGTGTTGCGGCCGGTGCGTCGAGGATGCTCATGGCGTCAGAGGGTGGGCAGCGAGTTGGACTGCGGCGTCACGCTGATGAGGTTGTAGACGAACCCGATGCCGACGCCGGTGACATTCGGGGTGCCGCCGCTGGTGATCCGGCAGGCGGTGATGACATAGCTCATGCGGGCGGCGCCCCGCAGCGGAAGCGTGTAGGTTCCGGCGGCCTTGTCGCTACCGCCGGTTGCCACGATCGCATCCCGTTCGTATCCGTTCGTGCCGATGACGGCGGTGCCACCGATGTAGTTCGTGGGGAACCGCAGCGGCTGGAAGCTGCTGCTGATCGCGGCCGGACCATCGAGTAGACGGGACGATGACGGCGCCGGGCCGCCAATCGTGACCGCACTCAGGTCCGCCACGGCCGAACTGACCCACGAACACTGGATGATCCTCGGCCGGTACGCGCCGGTGAGGGCGGGACTGGTGCCCTTGAGCCAGCCCGGCTGCACTTGGTCGTACATGGCGAACCACGCGGTCAGCGCGAACTCGTCGAAGCTCAACGCGGAGCCCGTGAGGTACGGCATGATCTCCACCGCGTCCCACCCCTGCGTCGTGATCGCGTAGGTGTCGCTGGCAATGTCCGCCGCCGTGGTCCACATGGGCGGCGTCCAGCTCGTCACCGTGCCCGTGGCGTCGGTGCTGAGCGCGGTGATGTTCCCGCTCACCTGCGAGTCGCCGGGCCAGCGGACCAGTCCGTTCACCGTGTACGGCATTCGTTGCTCACTTTCTGAATCCGGGGTCGGGGTACAAGCCTTCGTCGATCAACCTCTGTCGTGGTCCGTTGTACGCGCGCATGGCGTCAAGGTCCATACCCCCGTCCTCGGACCAGATGCCCAACTCCTCCAGCTCCGCCAGCGACACGCCACGGATGGACCCACGGCACCGATACCCGTTCGGGGGGATCAGCCCCTGACTGCGCATCGCCTCGATGGTGGCGATGTACCCGTCCATCTGCCAGTGATGGCCGGGATTCCTCCGGCCGTCCGCCGCGTACACCCCGTCCGGTGCGCCTCGGGTTCGCCGGTCGTGAATCTCCACCAGCATCACCAGCGGCAGCACCGCCTTCACCGGCCCCCGCCCCAGCGTCGCCGCGTGCGTGTCGTTGTAGACCCGCAGCACATTGGTCCGCATCACCGTGTCCGCACGGTCCGCCGTCACTCCGGCGGCAGCCTGAACCTGCTGCAACACGGACGAATAGACGGGGAACTCGCGGTCCTCCACGGGCCGCCCGGAGTCCTGCATCGACCGCAGGACCACATCCATGACGGACCCCACCTGCTCGATGGTCGCGCCCGCCACGGTGAACGCCCGGTCCAGCTCCCGGCGGACCTGCCGCAGCCGCTGGAGGAGCCCCGTGGCGATGCTCCGCCGCTCCGCCGTGACCAGCTTCCGGGACGCGGCCTCCGCCGCCCTGTGCATCGCCCGGACCTCGGACGCGAGACGCGGAACCCGCTTGCGGAAGCGGTCGATGGCGGCGACGAACGGCCCCGCCCGGATCGGGTCCGGCGACGGCATGACGGCGGCGAACCCCACCGGCGCCGGGGGCGCCTCCACCAGCGACGGGGACGCCTCGATCCGCAGCCCGGCGCGGCGGGCCTCACCGTACCCACGGGCCACGCCCGCCATCCCCGCCAGCGTGAACGACTGAACCAGCAGCATCCGCCAGCGGTCCCACGCGGCCTCCGCGTCCGGTGAATCGAAGGCGTCCGCCATCACCGCCGCGATGTAGGCCAGCTTCGCCCGCGCCTCCACCTGCCGGTAGAGAGGAATCCAGCGGTCAGGCGACTGGGCCGAGGGGGGCGACATACGAGCATCCTTCGGGCGTGACCGCGAACACCTGCAACTCGCCCGCCTCCGCGAGCCGCAGCACGAACGCCTCGACGAACGCTTCCCGCAGGCCGGAGAACCCGGCTATGTCCCGCCACGATGCGGATACCACCGCGTCGCCGTCCGCGAGCGCCCGCAACGCCAGCCGCACCGCCTGCATGGGGTCCGAGTCCGTCATGGACCGGCGCCGGATGCCTCCAACTCGGGGAGCGCGTCGGTGTCCTCCGGCAGCTCCAGCCCGTCGATCAGCGGCACGCTCTGCCGGGTCAACACCCGGTCGTTCGCGGTCGGCTCCCGCAGCCCCAGGTTGCGGTACACATCCGACCGCACCACGGCGCCGCCAAGGTCCACCACCCGTTCGATGGCGCCCATGAACTTCTCCGGCTCCGGCCGCGCGGGGGAGAATCGGAACCGGGGCGGGATCGCGGACACGCCGAAGTTGAGCCTCGTCAGCGTGGGGATCAGGTCCGTGTTGAACGACTCCGCGATGCGGGCGCAGAGGTAGTGGACATGATCCGCCTTCGTGCGGGCGTGTTCGGTAGCCACCGTCGAGCCGAGGCCTGTGTTCGCGGCCTCACTGGTTGCGACCTGCCCCACGATGCACTCCTTGATCTTCGCCTCCAGCCGGTCGATGAGGTTGCCGAACGCCTCCGCGTTCGTGCCGGACGGGTCCATCACCTCGATGTCGTTCGCGCGGCGCGGCTGCGTGGGATCGTCGGGGATCAGCAGCGTGGTGTCGCCGAGGACATTCGCGGCGGCCGTCGCCATCGCGTCCTGCGACTCCTTGTTGCCGTACTGGTAGAACGCCTTGCGGATGCCCATGCCGTACCGCTGCGTGTAGTAGGTCCAGTTCTGGAGGACCGCCTGCTTGATCTGCCAGTAGTACCAGACCACATCGCGCATACCCCGACCGGAGTAGGCGTAGGCCGCCTGATACGGCTCGCGGTAGGACGGCGCCGTGGGCCGGAACACCGTCAGCAGGATCGCACGCCGCTCCCAGTCGTTGAAGAGATGCACCGGGCCGTCCCAACCCGGCGTCGTCAGCTTGTAGCCGGTCGGCTTGATCGTGTACCGGGGACCCACCTTCTGGCCGAGCTGGCCGAACTCCGTCCACACCAGCGAGTCCGGATGAATCGGCATCCAACTCACGATCTTCGCGCGTCCCCGCGCGTCGTAGTCCAACTGGAAGTTCACCGCCGCCGGGCCGTACCAGAGCGCGTCGCACTGGTTCACCAGCAGGTCGGTCAGCATCGGCGTGTCACGCAGCAGGTCCGTCAGGAAGTCCGCCACCCGCTTCTGGTCCGCGTCGTAGGGGTCCTCCGGCTCCAGCGACCATTCGGTCGCGGCCACCTTCATCGCCAGCGAGATGAGCGGCCCCATGATCGCGGGGTCGCTCCGCATGTTCTCCTGCTGGACCCGATCCAGCCGGTACGCGAGCGAGGCGTTGCGGAGGATGCCCGAGAGCAGCGAGTAGAACGACTGCTGCGATTCAATCGGGGACGCGATGAGCGTGGACGGACCACGGGCCTCCGGCACCGGCGGGGGCGGCGCGTAGGACGCGGGACGCGGGTCCGTGGGGTAGCCCGGAAGCTGCTGCTTCGTCGGGTCCGGGATCGGCGGCATGCCCGGCGGGTCCGTGATCCTCGGTGCTGCGGGTGGCTGTTCGTCCATCAGAACACCTTGTTCCTTCCTGCGGGAGCAAGCGGGATCGCCTTGATGCCGCCGCCCGCACCATAGCCGCCGGTCCGGGCGCGTGCCATGTCGAGCAAGTCAAGCGCCGGGCTCGCGGCATCGTCGTGCGTGCCAGCGGGGATCGCAAGAAGCTCCTCGTAGATGACCTCGTGCGCCGGGTGGATGCCGCCCGCGCCGTCGCCGCGAAGGTGGAACATCCCCCGCTCGACCTGCGACTGGCACACCGTCGCCCGCGTGTGCATGTCCGTGCTTCGTTCGATGCCGGAGACGGCCACGCCGGGCAGCGCGAGCATGGCCTGCTGAACGAGTCCCGCTTGCGGCCCGTTCGACTCGCCACGGAACTCGCGGACCCCCCAGCGGCGGCACCCGTCCGCGATGGCGCGAAGGAACTCCGGGAACGGGCACCGCTGCCGGATGATGTCCACCACCCACACATGCCCGTTCGGGTCGATCCGGGCGAAGAGGCACACCGACCAGTCCGGGTCCGGCTTCTTGACGGACTTCGTGGTGAACGCCCAGTCCGCGATGGCGACCATGCGGCCACTGCGGACGGCGAAGTCCGGGACCTCGGTCCAGAGGTTGCCCGTGATCCAGCCCGGCACGAACACGAGCTGTTCCTGCGAGACGGGGACCAGCCCGTAGGCCCGCTCGTAGGCGGTGGGTCCGAACTCAACCCGCAGCTCGCGGAGGTAGTCCGCGTCGAACACCTCCGGCCACGGGGACCGGAAGTCGATCACGGGACGGCGGAAGAGCGTGCCCCGCTCCGCGTGGTACTTCCGCCACGCCATGCCCTGATCGTCCTCGTGCCAGGGGGTGTAGGTGCGGAGGCTGGCCGTCCGGTGGGGGGACGCCTTGTCCCGCATGGGCATCCAGGTGTTGTTCACCGCGTCCCGGACCTGCGTGCGGAGGGCGGGCTTGATGATCGAGTTCTGGAGCCCGCAGATGTCGTCGAACCAGATGCGGTCCCACCGGCCGCCGGGGGCGCCGAGGATGGTCCGGACCTCGACGGTGGGGTCGCGCTGGATCACCCGGCGCCGGTCCCGCCGGACGATGCGGAAGTCCGCGATGTTCCACCATGAATCGTCGGGGGCCAGCTCAGGGAACACCCACCGGAAGCACGGCGACTCCGCGTAGTCCCGGAGTACCCGGCCGGTCTTGTGGACCTCATCGTCGTTCACCACCACCACCTTGAGCCGGGGCAGCGGCAGGTCCGGGGAGGCAATGGCCGTGGCGGCTATCGCGTGCAGTTCCCCGATGGCGCATTCGGTGGTTTTGCCGTGGCCGCGGGGCAGCTCGACGGCACAGTCCGGGTTGGCTACCCGGTGTTCGTGGAGGTCGCAGTGGAGGTCGGGAAGGGCATCCTGCTCCAGCATGAGGCACGCGAACACCGCCGGGTCGGTCCGGGCGCGGTGCCGGACCGCCTCGATGGCGATGGCGTCATTCTGCGGGGGCATTCACGCCCGCCCGGGCCGAAATCCTCTTGGCCGTCTCGATGACCGGCTGCGTGGCCGCCGTGATGCCGATGTTCTCCGTGGTCTGCCCGGCCTCAAGGCGTTCGACCTTGTAGAGCGATTCAATCGCCCGCAGGTTGGCATCCCGCATGGCGACCATGACCCGGGCGGCACCCACGGCAATCTTCCCGTCCTCGGAATGCTCCGCGAGGTCAACCATCCGCTCCACCGCCGCCTTCATCCCCTTCCGGCTGAGCCGCCAGCCACGGTTCACGGCCATGCGGAGCAGGCGGAGCGATTCCCGGCAGTGGTGGTCGTACCCCTCAGGGAACAGGTTGGCGAGAGGGTCCACACCGCCTCCCTGACCCTCCAGGTATTGGGGGGCAATCTGGCCCATCGGTCAGGTGGGGACGGGGATGGACCGCTCCGCATCCGCAGCAGCGGTCAGGGCTTCCGCCTCGGTCGCACCGGCCCCGAGGGTGTAGCCCGTGGTCAGCGTCCC